CTAGCGATTCAAACGCTGAGAACTAGCGTGATGGAACAGTGGAAAAACTGCCCGATTCGCGACAAAGAGGGTCAATTGCTGCTGCTTCAATTGGCAAAGGTGACGGATAAGTTTGAAGGCATCTTTGTAGGCTTAGTTGAGCAAGGCAAGATGGTTCAGCATAAGATTGATTTAGATGAAGCGAGAAACGAACCGCAGCCGCGACGTTTCATGCGAAAAGTTTTCAACGGTTAGGCACTTAACCCAACGCAAACGCTGTGAAGCGCTGCTATTTCCTCCTAGTGCCACGGGAGGCAATATTGACTAGAGGTAGAAAATGGACGGACACGCTAACGCACCCGAACCGACAATTAATGATTTAGCGTCATTTTTGGCTGACACTCCTGAACAGGAACCAGCGGGAGAAGATGACGAACAAATTAACGCTGACGAATCGACCGAGGAAATCGACACCGAAGAGGACGCAAACGATCAGACTGATGATGATTCTGAGGAAGAAACCGAAGAAGAAGAGCCAGCACCTGAACGCAAATTAAAGGTCACCATTAAGGCTGACGATGGTTCTGAAGTGGTTGAGGAAGTCCCTGAGACTGAACTGGTCAAGGGCTATCAAAGACAAGCTGATTACACTCGCAAGACGCAAGCGCTAGCCGAGCGAGAAAATCAAGCCGTCCAGATGCTTCAAACGAAACATCAAGAAATACAAAGCCAATACCTGCATCAAGCGGAACTCACGCGAGCAGCAATTGTGAACATGGCGGGGATTAAGTCGGAGCAAGAGCTAGCATTACTTGCGCAAACTGATCCAGCGGAATGGGTCGCAGAGCAGCAACGCCAAAAGCAAATAAACGCCTATATCAATTCGCTAGATCAACAGATTCAAGCGGAAAGACAGCAAGCGCAAGCGATACAAGCTGAGCAGCAAGCTATGGCAAAGAAGCAGGCTTTTGACAATGCGTGGAGCCAATTACAGGCAGCGAAGATTGACAGAACGCAGTTGGAAAACATCTTTTCCAGCGCAACAAAACACTATGGCTTTTCACAAGCCGAACTATCAAACATTTACGACCATCGCGCAGTGTTACTCATGAAGGACGCTGCTGCTTATCGTGAATTACAGGCAAAGAAGGCAGAAGTCACCAAGAAGGCTGACGCTGCACCGAGATTGCCAAGCAAACAAACAAACAACGCCAACCCGAAGAGCAAAGCAGTCGAACAGAAATTTAAATCTGGTCGCGCAAAGCTCACGGATTTGGCCGCTTATTTATCTAATTAAGGAGTCATACCATGGCAGTTCCATCAAATTTATTCCAAGCCGCATCGGTTAAAGGTAATCGTGAGGACTTGATCGACAAGATTTTCCAAGTGTCGCCAACAGAAACCCCGATTACATCGGCCGCAGGCAAAGTCACAGCAACGTCAGTATTTCATGAATGGCAGGTTGATTCATTGGCTGCGCCAGTGTCAACAAATGCTGCGATTGACGGTGACGACGCAACTTTGCAATCACAGACAGCAACACAACGCTTGGGCAATCATTGCCAAATCTTGACAAAGGTCATCGGTGTTTCTCGTCGCGCTAACTTGATCAAAAAAGCGGGTCGCGGTATGGAGTTAGGCTATTTAAAAGCCAAAGCCATGACCGAGTTGAAGCGCGACATTGAGAAAACAGCGGTTTCTCTCAATCCAGCGGTGGCGGCAACGACTTCTGTTGCTGGCAAAATGGGCGGCTTGGCTGTTCAGTGCGTTACGAACACTTCACACGGTTCTGGCGGTTCTACTGCTGCGTGGACTGCTGGCGCTCCAACTACTGCACCAACATCTGGCACAGGTCGCGCATTGACTGCAGCACAAGTTTCGACTGTTCAGCAATCCATCTTCACAAACAGCGGTACGCAGCCGGGCGAAATCTTCTTGTCCCCAGCGCATAAAGTTGTGTTCTCTGCCTTCACTGGCATTGCAACAAACCGCTTGGACTTGAACAAGAAAACACAGCAAGGCGCGATCATCGTTGGCGCTGACGTGTACATGGGTGACTTTGGCGCGATCAATATCGTCCCACATTACATGATGGCAGGCTCAACGGATGCATTCATTCTCAATACTGACTACATTGATGTGGCTTTCTTAGACGGCATCAAGGAAAAGGCACTTGGTGCATCTGGCGACAGTGACAAAATCTTGATCACTGCTGACTGTACTCTCGCGGTACGTAGTCCAGCGGCACAAGGCAAGATTTCCGACTTAACAGGCGGCTAATCGTTTTACGGGGCGGCTTCGGTCGCCCTTCTTAACGCTGTGAAGCGCTGGAGAAAACAATGGATTCACACGTAGGCTCATTCTCGATTGACGAAGGCGTTGATGCTTTCGGTACGAGAACACAGATCATCTTTGATGGTGATCAAGTCGTAAATAAACGCACATTTGACGCTGCACCACTATTGAAAGAAGCGGCAGAAGCACGGGCGGTTACTGCTGGCGATCGGTGGAAAGAAGGTTTAGGCACTCGCGTAGGGACGGTTCCAATGGCGATCTACCAAGACGCTCTCAAGATTACTAATGTCGAAGAACGAAACAAGTATTTGCTGAATTATCTTCGCCAAAATCCACTATTTGTCACCTTTGATAAGTTCCTAAAATGACCTATTCAGAACTGAAAACGGCAATCGCTGACTTTCTGCATCGGTCAGATTTGACAGCGACTATTCCGCAATTTATCGAACGTGCAGAGGCGGCATTATTCCGCGAATTGAACATTAAAGACTTGCGCGTGTCGGTCACTGGTACGACCACAGGACAATACGCTGATTTGCCTGCTGACTTTGGCGAAGTGGTGCGGGTGACGTGTAATTACTTAGGCACTGAATACGATCTCGATTATGGATCACAGCCAATTGATTACACGATGACAGCGCCAAAGTATTACTCGCTAGAGAATAACAAACTCAGATTATTTGGCACGTCAACAGGACAGGCTTACACGTTATTTTACACGCCAAAAATTGAGGCATTAAGCGATACCAATACGACCAATTGGCTATTGGAAAACGCGCAGGATTTGTATTTATACGCATCTAGTTTGGAAGCGGCACGATACAGCCGAGATTCAGAGTTAGAGCAAAAATTAATGATGCTTGTCACGCCTTTGATTGACAGTATCAAACGCTACGCAGAACGCAAGGGACAGCCAACCAGCGGATCTTTGCAGATTAGACCACGGAGATATTGATGGGCTTAGAAACTGGAACACACATAAGTGATTTAGTCGCGACAAATCCGCTTGGGTCAGATCAAAAGACCACGGCTGACGATCATATCAGACTGCTGAAATCGACAATTAAAGCATCATTTCCGAATGTAAATGGCGCTGTTAATCCAACGCCTACAGAGTTTAATTACTTGGTCGGTGTAACGTCAGGGATTCAAGCGCAAATCACTGCAAAAGGTGCGATTACTGGTCAGACATGGACGGGAACGCATGCATTCCCAAGCACCGTCTCATTTGGCAATGTGTCAGCCACAGAGATTTCATACCTTGATGGTGTGACTAGCGCTATTCAGACGCAGATTGACGCAAAAGGCGCGATTGCTGGCCAAGCGTGGACAGGAACTCATAATTTCACAGGCGCGACAGCAACGGCAACAACGCAATCAGTCGGAGATAACAGCACAAAACTTGCTACAACGGCATACGCAGATTCAGCTAGGGCGATTGGGGATTGGGTTAGATTGTCAACAGCAACAGCATCAGCAAGCGCAACGGTGGCTTTTACTAGCCTAATTACTTCGACTTATGATGTTTATATGCTGGAGGTTCTTAACGCTAAGCCTGCAACAAACGGTGCATTGTTTTATCTTCAAACTAGCGCAAACAACGGCTCGACTTACGATAACTCTGCGGGGAATTATCTTGGTGTAAACACTGTAATGAAAGCGGCAGGTGTGACCGCATCGAGCGCGGGGACTGGGAATATGGTTTTAAGTGATGGGATTTCATCATCGAGAGAGGGCTTTTCAGGGTTTATTTTCATTCTTACTCCTAGTGCTGTAGCTCGATGCCATATTCGATCAGAGGGGGCTTACACAGACTCTGCGGGTACTGTGGAAACTCTTTCATTGACTGCTGCATACAGAGATTCTGCTGCTGCTGTTAATGCAATTCGAGTTTTGATGAGTACAGGCAATATAACATCAGGCACGTTCAACCTTTACGGGATGAGGAAAACATAATGAATAAAATCGTAAATGGCGAACAGGTTGAAATGACAGCCGAGGAAATCGCAGAGTTTGAAGCATCACGCGCAGAGTCACCAGAAAGCATCAAGGCGCGGAAATGGGAGGAAATCAAAGCCTATCGCGATAACTTGGTGAATGATGGCGGTTTTAAGGTCGGTGCGCATTGGTACCACTCAAACCTATTGAGTCGTACGCAATACATTTCTTTAGTCATGATGGGCGCAGGCATTCCAGCGGGCACGACATGGAAAACGCTTGATAATGGCTATATCTCAATGACACAAACGCTGGCGGGGCAAATCTTCGCGGCTGGTGCAGCGCAAGATGCTGCGTTATTCGCAAAAGCGGCAGAACACAAAACAGCATTGGACGCTTCCAGCGATCCTGCAAACTACGATTACAAAACTGGCTGGCCTGAAACTTACACAGGTGAATAATGACGATCAAAATCGCGTTTTTCAAAGGCACGAAAACGGGCTTAGCGGGGCTTTATAACCGCGGAGTTAGGTTCGTCACTAAAGGCAAATATTCGCACTGTGAGATCGTTTTTAGTGATGGTATGAGCGCTTCTAGCTCCTTTATGGACGGTGGCGTTAGATTCAAGGCGATCGACTACAGTTCCCACAATTGGGACTTTCTTGAGATTGATTCACAGTTTGAAAAGAAAGCGCGGGAATGGTTCAAAGAGCATGAAGGTCAAGCCTATGACCTCATCGGCAATGTTCACTTTTTATTCCCATTTGTTGGGGATAATCGGCACAAATGGTCTTGTGCTGAATCCATTGCTGAAGCATTAGAAGTGCCTGACGCATGGCGTGTTCATCCTAATTCACTTTACGGAATCGTTAAGACATTTTATGCCAATAGTACAAATTAAAGATGTTGGCGCGATTGGTGTAAATTCCGATCTATCAGCGCACGAATTGCCGCCAAACGCTTGGACTGATGCCAGCAATGTTCGCTTTATCGATGGTTCAGCGCATCAATTCCTAGGTCACTCCGAAGTCTATAATTCGCCAGCGCAGATTCCGCAGCATGTTTTGCCGTGTTCAATCTCAAACCAACGCTATTGGATATATACGACAGCGGCTAAGACATACGCCACAACGGTATCAGGTGGCGCGGTAACGACCACAGACATCACGCATGTAACTCCGCGCACTGGTGTAGTCAACCAATGGACTTCTACGCTCTTGTCAGGCATTCCAATTCTAAACAGTGGCGACACAACAAACATTCCTATGTATTGGGATTTGAATTTAGCGAACAAGTTTGTGGATTTGCCAAACTGGTTGCCGAATTGCTTTGCTAAGTCGCTGCGCACGTACAAGAATTTTCTGATTGCGCTCAACATCACAAGACCACCAAAGATTGCGATTGCCACGATCACGCGAGCAGGCACGACAGCGACATTAACAACGACAGCCGCGCATGGTCTAAGCTCCGGCAATGTGGTTTACATCACGCAGGCATCACCGTCTCAATACAACGGCACATTCACGATTACAGTCACGGGCGCAACGACTTTTACCTACACGATGACAAGCGATCCGGGCGCGAGTGCAACACTGATTAGCAGGTCTGCATTGTATGGCGGGGCGGGAGTGAATAAGCCTTATATGGTCAAGTGGAGTCATCCAGCCGACCCTGGCAGTGTTCCTGTTTCATGGGACGAACAAGACCCAACGCGCGAGGCGGGTGAGTTGGACTTGGCAGAAGGTCAGGACATCATCGTAGATGGGATGCAGTTGCGCGACTCATTCATCATCTACAAGGAAAATTCAATCTGGCGCATGGACTTTACTGGTGGTCAGTATGTTATGCGCTTCTCGAAAGTCTTTGGGACATCGGGCGCATTAAATCGCAATTGCATCGCTGAACTAGATGGGTCGCACTGCGTTTTAACGGGGCAAGATATTATCGTTCACGATGGGCAAACAGCCACAAGCATCTTAGACCGTCAGACGCGTAGATTCTTATTCCAAAATATTGACGCGACAAACATTGGCAAGTGCTTTGTATTTAAAAACACGTTCTTTAACGAAGTTTTCATTTGCTATCCGACAGTTGGTTCATCGGTATGCGATAAGGCTGTCGTTTGGAATTACAAAGACAGAACAGTGACATTCAGAACGCTTCCGAATATCAATCATGCGGCTTATGGATCAATCGACACATCAAGCGGCACGTATGACCTCGATATAGGTTCATTTAATAGCGATATTACGCTTTACGATGGTCTTGATTTAGTGCCTGCGACAGCGCGGGTCATCATGGCTAGTGACGATCAAAAGCTCTACATGCTTGACGCTTCGGCTTCGTTTAATGGCGATTTGCCAGTGGCTTATCTTGAGCGACAAGGGCTGTCATTTGATGCGCCACAGAATATTAAGATGGTTCGCGGTGTTCGTTTGCGGATTCAAGGAACGGTAGGCGAAACGGTGCAAATTCAGGTGGGATATTCTGACGATCCATTCACAACTCCAACCTATTTGCCAGCAATGACACATATAATTGGAACCACAATTTCCAATGATTGTTTTGTGTCTGGTCGGTATATTTCTATCAAATTATCAACAGGCACATCATACAAATGGCGACTTGATTCTTATGATTTTGATGTCGTTATAGCGGGGACATGGTGAGAGAGTCTAATACATCAAGCGCGTCATATTTTCCGTCAATTGTTCCTGATGATGCCAAAGAGTATCAGCGCTTTTTATCCGAAGAATTACGCAAGATTCAAACAGCGATCGATGCACTTGCAGCGGGTCACTTAGACAAAGTATTTATTGAGCCAGTAAAGCCGCGCGATGGCGACATTCGATACGCAGACGGCACAAGCTGGAAGCCAAACGGGTCGGGTGGTGCTGGCATTTGGTACTACAACGGGACATTATGGATTCAATTAGGCTAAACGATCAATCTGGCGTGACGCAGACTAGAAGTGATGCGCGTGACTTGATTATGAGATTGCAAGATGCGCTTTTTGATTTGCGTGGTAGTGGCGATTTTCCAGAAATGGATTTCCCTCTTCGGCATTTCTTTCAAGAAGGCGCTTATGTGCGTGAAATGACACTCCCAAAAGGAGGTCTAATAGTTGGAAAAATCCACAAACACGCGCACGTTAACATCGTCTCAAAAGGACGTGTAACCGTTTTCACTGATGAAGGATTGCGCGAGATCGTAGCGCCTTCTACTTGGGTTTCTTCTCCGTACACAAAGCGAGTCGTTTATGTGAATGAAGAAACAATATGGTCAACGGTGCATGTGACAAATAAAACTGATTTAGCAGAGATTGAGAAAGAAATCATTGCCGAATCTTTCAGTGATACAAATGAAATTGAAGTGACTGTCAAAGGGGAAATATTATGACGTGGGGAATGATTGGTGGTGCGGCAGTCACATTAGTGGGCGGCAAATTATTAAGTAAGGGCGGCAGTTCTCAATCTGGTACGCAGACAGTCACGCAACAAAATCAAATTGATCCGCGCATTGCCGCGATGTTGTTTGGTGACGGTCAGCGCAGATTAAAACCTGATGCTGTTCCTACCGAGGATTTTCTAGGTCGAATGATCTATAAGCCGAGCGACTATGAGACGAATGAAGGTCTGCTAAGTAAGTATATGGGCATGATGGATCAGCCACAGAACGCAGGCTTCACGGCTGCGGGTCAAGCGGCTGATAAATTCATTGGTGACAAGTCGAAAGAAACTCTTGATACGATGGAGTGGGGCGCAAGGGACTTGATTGGTAATAAGTTCACCGCACCGCAAATGCAGGCAGGCTCAGCAGATTTCAGACAGTCAGACGCACCATCGGCAGCGGTTAATTCTGCAAACGCTTCCATGATGCAAGCGGCAAACGCAAACGCAGCAGCAGCGATGCCAGCGTCACAGATGCAAGCGGCTAATTCTGCGGCTGCGGCTTCTATGCCAGCATCACAAATGCAGGCGGCAAACTCACAAGCAAATGTCCTGAGTGACTTTTTAAAGACCAATGCGGCTAGTTCATCGCTGAACCAAGCTACAGGCATGGGCGCAAATACGGCATTGACTCAAGCGGCTTTGTCTAATGCGGCTAGTCCTGCATCGGCTGCGACATGGGGCGCTAGTTTGGCGAACTCGCCAACGGCAAACGGTAGCGGCAATGCAGTAGCTAATCAAGCGCAAAACACGTCATGGAATCCAGCAGCAGCGGCAGCGGTGCTCAGTGGTGCACCAACATCGGCAGGATTTACGGGCGCAACTGGCACAAATGCGGCTAATAAATCGTTTGATGCTGTCTTAGCTGGCTTGCCAACTTTAGCAAGTGCAAGCGGTGCGGGTGCGGCTACGGCTGGCTTTACAGGCGCAAATGCGACTATGGCAGACGCAGCCAAGACAAGCGCAGGTCAGGCAAGCAGTTTCTTGACTGATGCGGCAAAAATGAGCGCCGTTAACGCTGAATCTCGCGGCATGGACGCAGCCACAGCAAGCGCGGCAAGCATGAACCCTGCACTGATGGGCAGCGCGGCAATGATGCAGGCGGCTAATGCTGGCAATGCTAACCAAGCGAGTTTAGCGAGTTTGGGCAATGCTAACCAAGCAGCAACAGCAAGTTTGGGCAATGCGAATCTGGCAGGCTTAACAAAAGCAGGCAATGCCACAGCATTTAACGCGCAGAACGTCAACGCACCAAACCAAAACAATACCGATCTATCCAGTTCTTTCAATTCCTTGATCTATGGCGATCCTGCGAAAAATCAGTACCTTGATGCAGCTTTGCAAAAGACGTATAACGAAACGTCTAATAATTTCAAGGATATGCAAGATAGTGCGACAAAAAATCTCCTTGAAAACATTATGCCGAATATCCGCGGTGGCGCGATTGCTTCTGGTCAGTTTGGCGGCAGTCGTCAAGGCTTGCTGGAAACTGGCGCGATCAAGGACTTCACATCGCAAATGAGCCAAGCCGCGCAACGTGCTTCACAGGCACAAATCGACAGCGCCAACCAAGTACGCGCCAATGCGGTTGAGTCGGGTCAGAATCGCGCATTGCAAGCAACTACAAATCTGAATCAAAACCAGTACGGCACGGCTTTGACAAACGCCAGCGCACAGAATCAAGCGGGACAGTTTAACGCGGCTAATCAAAATCAATTCACTTTGCAAGATACCGCAAACGCGAATCAAAACAGCCAATTTAACGCGCAGAATCAAAACCAATTTGCACTGACCAACGCAGCGAACCAGAACGCGAATAACCAGTTCAACGCTGGTGCACAGAATCAATTTGCGCTCACAAATGCCAACAGTGCAAACGCAAATAATCAATTTAACGCGGCAAATCAGAATCAATTTGCACTACAGAACTCTGCAAATCAGCAACAAGCCAACGCAGCAAACGCGGCTTCGCAAAACTCTATGTCCCAGTTTAACGCTGGCGCTCAGAATAACGCGAGTCAGGTTAATGCTGGATTGTTGCAACAGGCTAATTTGAGCAATCAAGCATCACAGAACAATGCAAACCAGTTCAACGCATCTTCTGCCAATGCTAACAGTCAATTCAATGCCAGCGCACAGAATCAGGCAAACCAGTTCAACACAGCCGCGCAAAACACAGCGAACTTGGCGAACGCGCAGACACAGACAGCTAACAGCCAATTCAACGTGGGCGCACAAAACACTGCGAACAATACGAACGCAGGACTACAGCAACAAGCTAATTTAGCAAATCAATCCGCACTGAATCAAAACAGCCAATTCAATGCTGGGCAACAAAATGCTTTGGGACAGTTCAACGCGGGTCAGAACAATAACATCGCGCAGTTCAATATTGGTCAGCAAAACGCCAACAGCCAATTCAATGCGGGATTGCTGGCACAAAATAGTCAGTTCAACGCGGGTGCGCAAAACACAGCCAATGCAGCCAATGCAGCAAGCGCAAACCAAAACAGCCAATTTAACGCTGCTAATCAATTGGACGCGTCAAAATTCAACGCAAGCCAACAAAACGCACTTGGTCAGTTCAATGCAGGCTCACAAAATCAATTCGCATTGCAAAACGCGGCAACATTGAACCAAGCAAATCAGTTTAATGCAGGCGCTGCAAACCAAGCGGCAAGCCAAAACGCAGCAAGCGCAAACGCCAACAGCCAATTCAACGCAGGCTTAGCAACTGACACGTCAAAATTCAATATCGGTCAGAATAACGCACTGAATCAGTTTAATGCGGGTCTTTTGTCGAATAACGCGCAATTCAACGCAGGTGCAGCAAATCAGGCGGCAAGCTCTAACGCAGCGAACCAGAACGCGATGACTCAGCTTAACGCGAACCTAGCGCAGAACAATAACCAATTCAACGCAGGCGCGATCAATCAAGCGTCTAATTTGAATGCATCTGCGCAAAACTCAATGAATCAGTTCAATGCTGGTCAAAACAATTCATTGAACCAATTCAACGCAAGTGCAGCGAACCAGAACAATCAGTTCAACGCAGCAAACCAAACTGCTGCGAATCAATTTAATGCAACGGCTGGCAATCAGTTCAACCAGTTCAATGCAGGCGTATTGAATAACACATCGCAATTCAACGCAGCAAATCAGCAACAAGCAAATGCGAATAATGCTAATTTGAGTCAATCTGCAAACCAATTCAATACAAGCCAACTGAACCAGAATAATCAGTTCAATGCAGCGAATCAGCAGCAGGCGAACTCGACAAACGCAAACTTGAACCAAGCCGCAAATCAGTTCAACACAAGCCAAGCCAACCAAAACAGCCAATTCAACGCAGGCAATCAACAGCAAGCGAACTTGGCGAATCAATCTGCGGCTAATAACATGGCGCAGTTCAACACATCGGCACAGAACCAAAACAGCCAATTTAATACCGGATTGCTTGCGCAAAACAACCAGTTTAATGCGGGTGCTTTCAATCAAAATCAGCAATTCAATGCAGGCTTAACGCAGCAAGCCAACCAAGCGAACATGCAAAGCCAATTGGGAACAAATAGCCTGAACTCGCAGAATTTAGCAACAGGCTTAACCGGATTAGGAAATACGCTGAACACGGCTTACAACAATGCCCTGAATTACAATAATGCTGATATAAACCGCATGGGTCAGATTAACGGCTTGTTAGCTCCATACATGGGCGTGAATAGTTCAAGCACTTCCAGCCAGCCGTTATACGAGAATAAAGCGGCTAATATTGTCGGTGGGATGTCGCTAGGTAATTCGCTTTGGAATATGGCTAGCGGTCTGTTTAGTGGTGGTCGTGAGAACTACTCAGGGAACCCTACAACAAATTATTCAACATTGGCCAACATTTTTAAAATGGGGTAACTTATGAGCTTACTAAACTTTGATGATCCACAGCAGGCGGGTTTTTTAGCTTTTGCACAAAATATGTTTGCAGCAGGCGCACCACAGACGCGCAGGGTCGGTATCGGGCAGGCTTTAACTTCTGGTCTAAGCGGTATGCAGCAAGCACAGCAAGCAGCAGAACTGGCAAAGCGTCAGAAGCAAGAAGAAGAAATGATGATGCA